TTTATTTTGGTGGATCTTGTAGTAACTGGTACTGGAGTTAATTTTAACGAATTGATTTAATAAGATTAAAAACGAAAAAAGGGGAGATGGCAACATCTCCCCTTTTTTTATTTTACTGAATGTTTTTGTTTCCAAACTTCCACTCTCTTGTAATAATCTAATAACAGAGTAGAATTAACAATCATTTCTCCAGAAACTAGAAAATCGTCTTTTATTTTTTCTTTTACTGGAGGAGTAGAGTATTGAGTTAATGGAGGTTTAGATGGAAAATCCGTTATTCCATAAGTTTTATTATTTTCTAATATTCTACAAGAACATAGGAAAAAACAACAAGTTAATAAGATTTTTTGCATAGGATACTTTTATTTATAAGTAGCATATATGAATGACAGAGTTTCTGATCAAAATTTAGACGAAATTTTGCAAGCATTAGCTGTAAGCAATATTGAAACAAGTGATAAAAATATAGAGAGTCCAAGTAGTGAAAAATATACAATGCTTTCTGAAGAAGATGAAATTGCAAAAACAATTCAAGAACTGGACAGTTTAATTAAAACGAATGCAGAAATTTTAGAAGAAGCAAGACAATTAGTAAAATCTACTGGAGACGTAGAAATGATAGAAGCATATTCAAGTCTTGGAAAAGCTCAAAGCGAAGCATTTAAAAATAAAGTTAAATTGTTAATGGAAAGACAGAAAAATAAAATTGTAAAAGAAACTAAAGAAAAAGAAACATTTGTTAAAGAAAAATTAGTCGATTTTACAATTAGTCAAGGAAATGAAAAAGTAACTGCTGCACCATCCACACTAAATCAAACAAATATTATTATGAGTGGAACCAGAGAGGAAATGTTCGAAATGATTTTGAAAAAGAAAGAAAAAGAACTATTAACAATTGATTTAGAATCGCAAATTAAACCATAAAAGATTTAATTTCCAGCTAGTTTAGAGAGTTGTTTTTCTATTCTTTGTTTTTGTCTTAAAAGACGTTCTTCTTTTTCTTTTTCTGTTTTGATTTTCAATTTTCTTTCCTTTTCTTTTCGTTCTTCCAGAATTTTCTTGTCTTTTTCTATTATATGTGCAATAGCATCTTTTGCATACGTTGGAGAGTCTTTATAAATTATTAAATAACAATCTTTTTCGCCGATTGCATTGCTTCTGGCATTATACTCATCCACAAATCGAATTAATTTGTCATGATCAGAATCATTTATTTCTTCAAAATCTGAATCATTTAACACAATATATCGAAAGATATCTTCATATGTATCATCGTTATAATCATATTTTTTGCCGTAAACTTTAACTAATTTTAAAAACATATTTCTATATTATACGGGTAAACATTTAAATGTCAAATACTTTTCCAAACATATACTTTTGTTCCACAATCCCAAATTCTACCGAACTGCAATTCTTTCATTATATCTTTTTCAGTTTTTGATAAATCTACTTCTGGATATTTCTGTTTTATTTTAGCTTTGGTGAAGTTGGACCTATGCATTCTTTTCAAAGGATTTTTCTTAGGGAAATAGAAATATCTTGGTTCTGAATCATGAGAATATTTGAATTTCAATGCGGTATATAAATTACCATTACTAATTCTTTTATCAGCATATGATATAATACTTTGTGGAGAATGGTGTTTTATAAAATAAGATAATAGACGACTCGCACCGCCAACTACATTAGTGAATTTTTTATTACAAAATCTAATTAATTCATACTGCACATGTTTATTATAACGAGGAACACCAAATGTCATTAAACTTACCAACTCATTATCATAGTACAGACCTAATTTTATTTTAGATTGGTCTTCACCTTGAATATGATTATTATTTAAAAATTCGTTCTTTTCTGAAATATCCACGTCGCGTATTTGACAATTTCTGGCATATATTTTATTATTACATTTTTTTAATTTTTGTTGAATTATTGATTTGATAATATCCATTTTAAAAATCAATTCATCTTCAAAAAAATGTAATAATTGAATATTTCTTTTCTCACACTCAGTAGTTTTGTTTAAATGATAATTTATGGAGCTTAATAACTCCTCAGAGTGCCAGTAATTTCCATTACACTCAATACCAATATTTTGTTCAGGCACAAGGATATCAATTTCTTGCCCATTTAAAATTGTTCTATCATTTCTTTTATATTTCACATTTAATTGATCTAAAAAGTTTTCTAGAATTTTATGAGTTTTGGATGCACTGCATTTAGGGCAAGAATGTCCTATATTGCAATGTGAATATGCCACTCTTTCAAATATTGAACAGCATTCTTTGCATTTTATTTGAATATAATCATGACTATGAAAAGACTCTGGAATTAAAGTATAATCAAAGATATCTCCATGTTTCTTAATAGATAATTCAATAAATTCATCCTTAGTATTTTTCACTAATTCTGCATGTAAAACTCTTCCACATTCAGGACATCCGCGTTTACTTTTTTTCAAATTATTAGGAGTTATAGAAAACTGTGAGTTATGAATCTTACAACGCACATTTCCTTTAATTTTATCTGTTACATATGAAAAATTGGAGAAATCTAAATTTTCCTTTTGCCACTCATTCAGATTTTTCAAAAATTCATCTTTAGTAAATTTAAATCTGTTTCTTACTGATTCGTTTTTGCAGAATTTACATCCCTGACCGCTTAGATGGGCACTTGCTCTTTGTTCAAATTCTCCATGAAGAGGACAAGCTATTTTCAATTTATCTCTAGTAGATGTAAAAACAGTTTGGCCGTAATTATACTTATTATTATGAATTCGATTTGATTTATCAATAAAATCAGATAATGTTAAGTTTTTCTTAGGCATATACAATACTAATATACTTATCAAAAAAGTCAACTATTACTTACTCCGAAAGAATGGTATTTAATTAAATAAAAAACCCGCTAGTTTCCTAGCGGGTTTTCTTTTCTTACGAATTTAGCGATTAGCTAAGGTAAGTGTAGTTGACTGTTGATGGATTTGTTACTCCAGTAGAAGCACCACATGTTGTAGCATGTCCAGTATTCAAGTCACGGGCAATAATTAAGTGGTAGAAGTTACCAGAACCGAATAAGTTGTCAATAACCCCATAACGAGTCATCATTCCCACGTTCGGGGTAAATGTATGAGGACTGATAGTTCTTTGTACTAAAACAGGAATGTATGGGCAATAAACGATACCAGTATCCCAGAACTCACTTCCTTTATAACCTAATAGAGCATACTCAACAGGTTCTGCACGAACTCCCGCCAAATATTGTGCCTCTGTACGAGTGTCACGATAAATATTGAATTGTCCAGCAAGTGTTCCTACGCGAGCAACACCGTTAGGATGTGTTTGAATTGCACTAGCAATTTCAAATGCGCGGAATTCAGGCAATAGTTGAAGAATTGTACAAACTTTCGGAGTTGCGATAATAAAGTTCGCAGGACCACGACGGTTACGAATAGCGATACGGTTTGCTTCTACAACGATTTTCGCATAGAAATCAACCCCACGTTCCGCGAACCAACGTCCGTCTGCAAGTTGTGGTTTCCAGACACTATATCCATTACCAAATCCTGCATTAAGAGCAACTTGGATCATACGAATAACCATTTCACGGTCAATTTCTGCTTGAATTTCATAGCTCATCGCATTTGTCATTTCAGCATCAATATCAATACCGTTCATGTTCATCAAGTCTTGCTCAAGTTCCATGCTCCAAGAAGTTCCTAAACGACGAGTACCAGCTTCAACAGCTTGTTTCTCAATTTTTAGGCTCATTGTTGGAATATTGCTGCTTGCTTCAAAATGTGAAAGCAATTGAGCAACACCCATATCTTGCGGAGTGAAGTCAAAACATGAACCAGATGCAGTGGTCGAATTAGTTAGACCTAGTCCAGAAAGACCAGCAGCAGTAATACCAGTATGTGCAGTGAATAGTTTATTATATCCTGCTTCATCTGTGTCACCACCTTTCCATTGACCTAAACCAGAACCTCCACCTTGGAATGGAGCACTTGCCGGATTCCATTTAGTGGATGCTTCTGTACATCCTTTATCGCTATAAGGGCTACATGCTAGGGAATCGTCATCATAAAAATAACGAAGAGCAAATGCTAATCCTACAGGACCGCTCATTGGTTGAACACCAACAATCTCATGAGTAATTAACTCAGGGAAAGTACGACGAATCATTGGGATAAGGGTTTTTGGCAAACGTGCATCACCCGGTGCATACCAATCAGAATTACCGCCAGTTCCCGGACCAGTGTTGCCGTATTGTCCAGAACCGTATCCTGCACTTGAACCAGAATCGCCACCACCCCAAGGAGTTGTGGAAAGGTTGCTTACAGAACCCGCATTCATTGTGCCACCTGCTTCTTGTACCATAGTACGAGGCATGTGACCGTTTTGGCGAAGCCAATTTTCTTGGTTTTCGCACATAAGGGCAGTTGCTAAACGCTTCTGATACCCTTCAATTTGCTTAGTTTGATTATCAGTAAAATCAAGGATCTTACTCCATTTAGTTATTAGGGCTTTTCCTCTTTCTTTAGAAATCATTGAGGGAGCCGCATCTACAAAGTTACTACTTGTTAGTGATTGCATATATTTTTATTTATTGTTTTTTGTTATTTTCTGTAATTCAATCCACTTAGATACAAGTTTTCCATAGGGTTGCTCGGATTAACTGTTTCATTGGATTTTTTAACAGATTCGTTTAATATCTCATCGGCTACCCTGTTCCGATCAACGATAAATTGTTTATTCTCATTCAATAGTGCAGAACGCTTTTCATTTTTTTCTTGTCGTTTAAACATGTCGATAACATAATCGAAGTTTTCCGCAATAAATGATGCGTTTTTGCCTTGAAGGCGAGAAGTTACAAATTTTTTCACTTCCACAGGAAGATTAGCGGTTTTTTCTGCTAACACTCTGCGGCTTTCTGTAATAGCAGTTCTTTTTTTAAGTTCTGCATTTTCACGAACCAATTGGTCCATTTTAGTTTTTCCATCCACAAGTGCTTCTTTAATATTGGATTTGATATATTTCTCATCAACGCCAAGAATTTTACGTGCTTCTTCAATTGCTTTTTGAGCATATTGATTTTTTGCCGCTTCTTCAATTTGTTGTTTTGGAAGATGTTTTTCGATATATAAATCTAAAAATTCATCAATACTTTCTACAAGAGTGTCACGATGTTGAACGGCAGTTTCACCTATTATTTTTTTATAACCTTCACTAACTGTTAATAGTTTTTGATTGTTATCTTCCATAATAGTTTTTACTACCATTTTAATTTTTGCGGTATGATCTGCATCAATAGCAGATACCGCTTTTTCAGAAATCGTTTTGAATTTATCGAATTGAGTTTTAATCGCAGACTCGACTTCTAAATCCACACGTTCCTGAACCTTCGCGTTTACTTTCTCCTCAAACAGAGATGCAATCGCTTTTAAATTATCTTCCGATAGAATTTCTTTATCGACAGATTCGAAAATATTTTTTAGTTCCGTAAGCATACTATTATTTATACAATTTATTTAATTTCTTTAGAGAACTGATTTTTTACTTTTTCATATTCCCTATCAAAGACGTTTTTCATCTTTATTTTAATTATCTGTCCTAATTCACGGTCAGCAGACGCTCTATTACCATTTCCTAAATGGTATATCATTTGGCTTATTTTACTTCTAGTATCGCTACTCATATTTTATATTTACCTTTTCTTAGATAATATTTGATTTTCTACGAGAAAAATGATAAGCTATATAAGCTATGGCAAACATAAAACTGATAAAATACGGACATGAATATTGTCAACCTTGTAGATTAATTGCACCAATTCTAACTGAAATCGCAACAGAATTTAAAGATCAAATAACAGTAAAAGACGAAAATACATATACTATGGAACCACTAGAGTTAGTTGCGGCTAATATTCGGGCAGTTCCGACAATTATCTTGAAAAAAGATGATGTAGAAGTATGGAGGCATATTGGGTTGACTTCAAAAGAAACATTAGTTAGTAAAATTAAAGAATTACTATAAAATAAAAAAGGGCGATAAAATCGCCCTTTTTTATTTTTTCTTTTGGAGTTTCTTTTCCATTTTCTTTAATGCTGTATAATAAGTCGGAAATTCCTCTAAATGATCGTTTGCTATTTTTAATCTTTGCTCTTTGCTCTTTCCATGTTCTGCTTCGACCTCGTACCCCGCATCTACTTGGTTTTCTCCATATTTATCTACAAGTGATTTGTAGAATTTATCAAATTTTTTAGTCATACGTTATACCCATGACCTTCAATCAATTCGTTTGCTAAATCTCTTATACAATCTGCACAATGCTCAATTTTTTTACGAAAGGATTTATACATTGCTTCTTTGGCAAGATCATCTAATTCAGATACATGTGTTAATATTTCTCGGGCTAAATCGACTTCTTCTTTTTCAGTTAAATCTTCTTCCTCTTCCTCTTCCTCTTCCTCATCTATTTCAGATTCAAAAGAATCCAACGGATCTAAAGGAATCGGATTCTTAATAAGACTCAACACTAATGGGCGAGTTAGTATTTCTTCATAAATAGTTTCTAAATCTTTTGCCATACATTACAAGTTTGCTAAAAATTTCTCTAAGGATTCTTTGATATAATCATTAATTGCATCACGATGTCTGGAAGGATAT